CTGGAAATACGAGAAGATCAACGGACGCCGTGTACTTACGTTGGCAGTTCTGGTTGAGCTTGTACAAGATGAGAACAATAGCAACGAGTTCGATCACGATGTAGTTAAGCACTACCGTGTACTTCGTCTTCGTGATGGTGTGTACACACAGCAGATGTACGATGATGGCGGCAGTGCGATTGCGCCTGAGTTCATCCCACGCATGGCAGGTGGATCACCATTCGATCACATTCCGCTTTACATTGTAGGCAGTGAGAACAACTTACCCGACATTGATGATGCGCCTTTGTACGATCTGTCTGTGCTTAACGTAGCACACTATCGTAACAACGCCGATCTTGAAGAAGCTGGGTTCATCACAGGGCAGCCTACGCTGCATCTAAACATTGGCGAGACTGCGCCTGATGTCTTTGCAGAGCAGAATCCTAACGGCGTACAGCTAGGCAGTCGAACAGGAATAATCACACAAGGCGGCAGTGTAGAACTGGTGCAGCCTGAAGAGCGCAACTTGTTAGTGCAGCTCAAAGAAGCTAAAGAGAAAGAGATGGTCGGCATCGGTGCTCGACTGATCCAACGTGGCGGCCCCGGCGAGACAGCAGAGGCAGCAAGGATCAATGCTAGTGCAGAGAGCAGCACTCTAGACCAAGTGGTCAATAACCTGTCATACGCTCTCACTGGCGCTCTGATGGATGCTGCTAGATTCATGGGTATGCAGAATGTCGAAGACATCCGGTACGACCTGAACACTGACTTCTGGGAAACCAGCCTAGACGCACAGCAGCTTATGGCGCTGATTCAGTTAGGTGATGTTGGTGTTATCTCACGTTCAATCCAGAGAGAATCCATCCGCAAGGGTCGCTTGCATATTCCACAAGAGATGGATGACGAAGAAATTGACGGCGAGAACGCTACTCAGCCGCTATGAGCGCAGAGGACTTTCTTGCTGACGCAATAACTCGTCGGCAGATAATGATTCAGCGAGCATCAAGGGGTGTATCGCGAGAGTTAGACGAAGTGTTAGAGCAGCTACGCAGAGACTTGCAAAGTCGGCTAGCAGAAGCAGGCACAGAGTTCCAGAGAAGCCGCTTAGGCACACTTCTTAGCTCGATTGATAGCATCGTACAGGGAAACACAGAGCGCTTCTCTGAGGGCTTGTTAGAAAGAATCTCTGAGTTCACTGATGGTGAGATTGAGTTTCAGAAAGACACGCTAGATCAGGTGCTCACAGCAGAGACAACTGTACCGCCAAAAGAAAGATTGACAGCAGCGGTAACAGGTACATCTGCACAGATATTGATTGGTGGACAAAGGCAATCGCTATCTATCAATCAGATGGTCGAGACATTTAGCCAGTCAAACAAGAAAGAGATTAAGAATCTTATCTCTGCTGGCTTTATCTCAGGCGACACACCAGATCAGATCGCTAGACGCATCGGGCAGAAGGTAACAGGCAGAACAAGAGCACAAGCTCGCACTGTTGTACAAACAGCAGTCAACCACGCAGCAACAGTAGCGCGTGAAGAGTTTGTCAAAGAGAACAAAGAGATTATGAGCGGCGAGAAGTTTGTCGCTACCTTGGATGTAAGAACAACACCGACTTGCTCTGGCTTTGATGGACAAGTGTTCGAGGTTGACCAAGGCCCGAAGCCACCACTGCATTACAACTGTCGGTCGATCAGAGTAGCACAGCCAAGAGAAGGGTCAGTGTTATCAGGGCTAGAAGGCAGTCGCCCTGCTGTTGGGCCAGATGGTGTACAGCAAGTGTCCAGCAGAAAGACTTTCAGTGGCTGGCTTAACGATCAACCCGCTGACTTCCAAAGAGAGTTCTTTCGTAAGTACAGCAACGGCGAACAGAAGTACGAATTATTTAAGCAAGGTGGTCTAAACGCAAACGACTTCATCGATTCAGATGGAGCAGAGATCAACCTACAGGAGCTTAAAGAAAAGAATCCGCTGGCTTGGCAACGCGCCACTCCAGCAGATTAACCACCCGACCTGAGGTCGGACACTAACAGTAAGCTAGGGGCTTATAGATATGGCAGCAAGTGAACAAGAAATCCAACAGCAAGCGGAAGACAACGTAGCTGAGGAGATCAAAGAAACAGGAAAGACTTACACCGAAGCTGAAGTCAAAAGCATGATTGAAGATCAGGTGTCAGGTCTAAAGAACAAAGTAGACGAGCTTTTAGGCGAGAAGAAATCTGCTACTCAGAAAGCTAAGGAGCTTGAAGAGCTGCAGAAGACTCAAGAAGAAGAACGTCTTAAAGAGAAAGAACAGTTCCGTGAGCTGTACGAGCGCGAGCAAGAATCGAAGCGAGAGCTTCAAGAGCGGTTTGAAGAGTTCAACAGTCGCATCCAGAAGCAGACTATCAACGCAGAGACTACAAAACTTGCTTCAGAGCTTACACGCGACACAGCTCGTAGTGAACTGCTACAGGAGAAGGCAGCACAGTACGCTAAGTATTCAGACGATGGTGTCGTCTTTGAGCTAGGCGGTGTGCCGGTGGAGAAGGAGAAAGTTCTTACTCACCTTCGAGAAAAGTATCCGTTCCTTGTGGATGGGAGCGGGGCGACTGGAGGCGGAGCCTCTGGATCAGACAACGGCGGGGCCGTAAGCAATAAATCATTTTCTGAAATGACAGGCGCAGAACTCAGTCAACTGCGGGCTGAAAGCCCATCTGAGTATGAGCGCTTAAAGAATGACTATTACGGCCAACGATAGGAGAATTAATCAATGGCTACTACACGTTTAAGCGACATCATTGATGTCACAGTATTCCGGGACTTGCCTCCCGTAAATGGCCCAGAAAAGACGGCTTTCTACGACAGCGGTGTTGTTACTCGTAACGCCCTGCTTGATGAGCTTGCCAGCGCTGCTGGTAAAACTGCCGAGCTTCCTTTCTGGAAAGACCTTGACGGTTCAATCGAGCTGAACTACAGCGACGACGACCCAAGCAATGTTGCAACCCCTCAGAAGGTTGTGCAGGGCGAGCAGATTGCTCGTAAGGCTTTTGTCAACCAAGGTTGGCAGGCAGCCGATCTGGCTTCAGAGCTTGCTCTGGGTGCCCGTGCTATCGATCAGGTTCGTAACCGCACCGATACGTACTTCACCCGCCAGTGGCAGCGTCGCTTGGTTGCTACCACCAACGGCATCATCGCCGACAACGTAGCTAACGACGGCGGCGACATGGTTGTTGACGTAGCAGCGGAAGCTATTTCCGGACAAGACGCAGGCACGAAGTTCAACCGTGACGCTTTCGTAGAGGCCACCAACACGCTTGGCGACCGTTACGATGAGTTGAGCGCCATCTCTGTCCACAGTGCTGTTTATGCACAGATGGTCAAGAATGACGACATCGACTTTATCCCAGACTCAGAGGGTAACTTGGTAATCCCAACGTACCTCGGTCTGCGCGTTATCGTTGATGACGGCATGAACGTCGAAGCAGGCGACACCGACGGCTTCAAGTACACCTCAGTGCTCTTCGGCGCTGGTGCATTTGGCTTTGGTGTTGGTAACCCTGAAGTACCTGTTGAGATCGAGCGTTATGCCGATCAAGGCAACGGCGGCGGTATTGAGACGCTGTGGGTTCGTGAGACCTACGTTCTCCATCCGTTCGGCTTCCAAGCAACCGGTACGCCTAGCAACGGCATCACTTTCACTCAGGCAGAGCTTGCTACTGCCGGAACCGTGGATCGCGTCATCGAGCGGAAGAACATTCCGTTGGCGTTCCTCGTCACCAACTAAAGCAGTTGGTAAAAGGCTTGCCCCTCTTCGGAGGGGCTATGCCTCCTAACACATAAAGAGGTTTTATTAGATATGGCTAATAAAGATGGTTTAGAACCAAACAAGCCAGTCGATTTTGAAACACTCCAGCGCGTAAAGCGCGAGCAACGAGAGGCTGAGAAGGCAGCTAAGTTAGCGCCCAAGCCTAAGCGTAAGTACGAGAAGAAAGATCACACCGATGTCAACGACATCATCTCAAGTGTAACGAGCAAAGCAAAGTCATCCGAAGACACAGAGAGCGAGTAGAATGGCAAAGCGCAACCCAAAAGTACGGGACGACGCTGACCTACCGGGTCTAAGGACTTTTGCAAAGCCGGGAAGTCTGGCCTTTCGGGCATACTATGCTCAACAACGTCGCAAAGATCGCAAGGAACGTAACGAAACGTGAGTTACACGATTGACCAATTTGGGCCAAGCGATCTTCTTAGCAGCAAGAAGCTAGAAACTCGGCGTATTAAAGTATCAGAGGGTGATACATGCTTTTACGAAGGTCGTCAGTTCTACACCTTCAAAGAGTTTGACATCCCGAACAACAGCAGCGAGACAATCAAGGTTGTTGCTCAAGGCGACACGATTGTTCAGCAGTTCGGCGCATCACTCCTCATTGGCGGGTTGAGGATTGAGTTAGTATTAGGCGGGACGGAGCAATCTGCTTTTACAGGAAGCCTACCTACGCTGCAAGCTAACAACACTAGTATTGCGCCAGACAGAGATGCAACAGTTAGCTTTGATAACGGTGGCGACCACACTGGTGGAGATGTAGTTGATCTACTGCTTATGGATGCAGGAGGTGATCGTGGCAACCGTCAACCGACACAAAGCAATGCTACAGAAGATTTGCTTTTAGGTTTTGCCGCAGGGACTTTCTACATTCGATTAACCAACACTGGCAACGAAGATTGCAGGGGTGTTTTCCGAGCAAGATGGGAAGAGTTATAATGCCGTTAGAAGTTGGCAAACGCTATCGAATCAAAGGCCAGTTGGTTGACATTGTAGATTCCCGTGCGGCTGGTAAAAAGAAAGCCGCTATCACATCAGACGGAAACCGAATTAACTTCGGCCAAGCAGGCGAAGTGGTACAGCCGGGTACAGACTCAGGCGATAACTACTGCGCCCGTTCTTCAGGAATCAAGTCTGGCCGTGGGCTAAGTCCTAACGATCTAGCGCGAGCAGATTGGCACTGCAACGGCAAAACTAGCAGGGAAGAAGGGCCAAGCCCAGTAGGTGAAGACTGATGCCAGTTCAGCGCTGTCAGAAGAACAACAAGAAAGGTTGGAAGTTCGGGTCTAGCGGTACCTGCTACACAGGACAAGGCGCTAAGGCTAAAGCGCAACGACAAGGCAGAGCAATCCGAGCAAGCGGTTACAGAGGATAAAAGATGGCATACGGCACAGACTCAGGATTGAACAACTACGCATCAGCGCGTGGCATCACTTTATCTGGCACAGAGTCAGTTCTCTTAACGCTTGCCCACGACTACATTGAGTCGCTAGATTACATTGGCGAGAAGACTCAAGAAACTCAGACTGATCAGTGGCCGCGCAAAGACGCAATCGTTGACGGGGAAGAGATCGACAAAGATACAGTGCCACAAGATGTCATCGACGCAGAGTTTCAAACCGCTATTGCAATCGACCAAGGCAACAGCCCGTTTGCAACGATTACACCTAGCATCAAGTCAGAGACAGTAGATACGATTTCTATTGAGTTCCAAGATGGTGCAGGCAACCGCAGCTTTGACCCGATGATTAACCTTAAACTGCGTAAGTATCTACGCGGTGGCACAGTGGGGTCAGGTAACATCGGTGTAAGCCGTGGCTAAGTTCGACTACGCACGAACAAAAGAGACAGCCTACCGTCTAATCAATCGATTCGGTCAAGAGCTAGATTTCACACGAGAAGTTGGCGAAGCCTACGACCCAGTCGCAGGAACAGTCACTTCAACTAGCGAGAGTTACTCGGCAGATGCCGTTTGGCTTAACTACCGCAATGACGAGATTGACGATACGGTTGTTCTACAAGGCGATGCTCGCGTACTTGTCGCAGCAAGCGTTCTAGTAGATGACAGGGTTACATTCGAGGGTGAAGAGTGGAGAGTTGTAACAGCACGTCCTCTCAACCCAGCAGGCGTAGAACTTTAC